AAACTGTCGTCAATTAATTCATTAATGTTTTTATTTTTCTTGATGGGCATGTTTATACTCTGCAATGTATTCTTTTAGCAGAGGCACATAATCATTTGGATCTTCAACAAAAATTTGTTGCTGACCAGTGTTGCAAGTGATCAATGTTACAATTTGCTTCACTTCGATCCCAGATCGTTCTTCATACATCTTGGCATACCCAGTTTCCTGAACAAAATAAGATTCAATCCATTCTTTTTTCTTTTCTTTGGAAGAAGTTTTAAAATCAATGATAGATAAAACTCCATCAAACTCTGCAATGCAGTCTACTCTGCCTGCAATACCAAATTCATGACTGTAAAGAGGTGCCTCTTGAAAGTGAATGTTATCAATGCGATTAAACATTGCTTTCGCTTGTTTAAATAGCATCAATGCCAAAAACTTATCCTTATACTTAGAAAGATTTAACTCATTATTGAGATAATCTTCTACTATACTATGTAGTTGGGTTCCAGCAATCGCTGCCTGATGAGAGATACGATTTGCTTCTTCTTCACCAACTTTTTTTCTCCACTCAGCAATAGATTTCCTCTTTCGATAAGAACAGATTGTAGAGATTGATGGATATGCAACATCACCAACGGAGTAAACCCTTTTGCCATTTGATGCAGTAGTTGCACGAATGTCTTCAAGGATTACTCCGGTATCAACATGATTAAACATAAAATTAGAGTTCAGGTTTTAGTTTTAGTTTACTAATCAGATAAGAACGAACAAGACCACTTCTTACGATGTCATCTACATCAAATTCAACACTTGTAAACTCATCCATGATTTCTAGAATCTCCATGAAGTTTAAAATTCCATTTCTTTCATTAGATTTTACAAGGTCAGTCTGTTGAACATCACCAGCAAAAATGATTTTACAATCATTACCAACACGAGTAATGATTGAATCTAACTCATGAAAATTAAGGTTCTGGCACTCATCAACAATAATAATTGAATTGTTTAGCGTAGTACCACGGAGAAAAGATGTACTCCAGAATGAAATAGTTTCCTGTGCCCTGAGATTATCATACAACATATCATATGAAGGATCATCAGGCATCTTAAACATATGCTCTACCATATTCTTGTATGGAATTTGATAGAGGTTTGATTTGTCTTCATGGTCGCCTGGAAGAAATCCAATCTCTCTTGTAGGAACAAGAGAACGAACCATGTATAGTTTTTCGTAATTAGATGTTCCGGAAAGAATTTCTCGTAATGCTAAGTACATTGCGATAAAAGTTTTACCAGTTCCAGCACACCCATAAAGGAATAAGTTTTTTCCTTCTTCGTATGCATCAAATACAGTGGATTGATTATCTGTTATAGGTTCAATCTCTCGTAAATGATTAACGTTTATTGGTTTTTTACGTCTCATTGTTTTAGGATTACTATTAACAAAATCGAACTGGGATTCTTTTCTCTTTCTTGCCATAAAATTAATGTGTGTTAATGTCTGAACCGATGTTTGCTTTTTTAATCGACTTCAGCACGTCTCTAAACCCGTCCGGAACTGGATTTTTAATGTTGGGACTCCCCACAACACCAGGAAATGAATCATGATATTGTTCTAGATGAGGGTTGTCTTCCTTATATTTATCGAGAAGAGTAAAACTCATACGTACTTCACTTATCTCACCGGTTTCTTTATCCCTAAACTGATACGTCGGCATCTTCTTTCTCCTTTTTGTTAAATCCAAAAGGTCCCTCCTTCTCTTCCATCTTCAATCGCAATGCAACTGTACCGATGGATTCAAGAACTTTAAGAATATCCTCTGCCTTAGCATTCTCTCCAAGTTCTTTAGCAACATACCAATACTTTGGCCAGAATGTCTCCCCTGCCTTTTGATAATCTTCAAGTGTTAGTAGTTTCATTTTCCAACTCCATAATCGGGTGCGGTTGTTTCAAGTTCTGAAATAGTTTGGTGCTTATTCCAACCCAGTGCTTCAGCAACGACTGGGAACTGACCTGCAAAAATGCATTTACATTCATTTGCAATGTCCATATGTTCTTTCTGCGTTCCATTAGCAGAACGCAATTCAATGTAGTGAATCCATGAGCGAACTGATCCCGTCATGTAAATCCTGGTGGGAACTGCTAGGGGAAGTACAAATCTTGCACACTCCTTTGCAATTCCCTTGTCAAGCATTGTTTGATATAGATCCATAGAAGAAGCAAAGTGCCTCTGAATTTGAATCTCAAACTCTTGTTTGGTGAAAGGATCAACATCATCAATGGAGTTTTGACGATTCTTTGTATCTTGACGACGAAGATCAATCATAGGAATTTGCTCTGCCAACATAGAACTGTCGGCATAGCGTTGTGAAAACTCTTGATATGTGAACGAACGGTGACGCAAAATTTGAGCTGCCAGTCCCCTGGTAGTCTCAATCTCAAGCGTCATGAATGCCTGCTCAAAGACGCTCCAATGCTGATGTTTAATGCAATAGGATAGAAGACCTGCAACCTTTGGATTGTTCTGGTTAGAAGGGTTGCTGACCCTTGCCACATACCCCATATGCTTCTCGGCATCAGGGGTAACACTAACGAGTTTAACTTGCATAATAGGCTTGATAATACTTTACGATACCAGATGAACTTACATGTCCTTGGGAGACCCAATCGTGAGAACAATTTACAATGCTCTCCATAGAATAACGAGGTTGACCATTTTCATCAGTCAATCCTCCAAATTTGTTTAGCAGAATTGTGTAGACCTGTTGGCGTAGTTCCATACGCTCTTCATTGTAGCGCCAGTCTTCAGTCATTTTTTGTTCTTAGGTTTGTTACCCCAGAGTTTCGGATTAACCATACCATACATGGTTTCCATTGTCAAGATCTTTCCTCCCAGGGGTTGTAGGAGATCAAAATAAGCATCAAATACTTTGACATTTTTTGGTCCTGCAACATGATCATGTTTTACTACACCATCAACTTCATATGTAACGAGGACAGCATTGTATGGCCACTGACTTTTATCAATATTTTCAGGATTACAATCATGAGCAAATACCATTACGTCATATTTTGAACGTAATAGTTTTTTATCCTGCTCGGTTAGATTCAATTCCATCGATAAGTTCTCTGATTCGTTCTTCACAGAATCCTGGATTTGTAATTCGGACTCGGTGGTAAGTTTCTCTGGCATTATGCTGCTCCTCAATACATTTGTTAATCATGTAAATGACTCGATCTTCATTAACTATACTGACCATTAATTACTCCATTGAATGCTTGGAAATGCTTCCTTTACTACAGCATGAGTAATTCTAAATTTAGTTTGTAGTGCTTTATCCTTTACCAAACAAACAATTTCTGCTTCAGACTCATGCAATCCCTCAAGCATTTGAATGAATAAAGTTTCTCTCTTTGATGCTGGAAGTGAATTAGCACCTTTAATAAACTTATAAAGGTTTCTACTCTCCCGCTCAAGAACTGTGTGCTCAGTTCCAATAGGTGCATCATTTGGTGTGAATGGAACCTCTCCTTCGGGAAGATCAGATACGATAGTCGGTTCAAAATTCCATTTTAAAATCGAACGCAAAGTTTGAGTATTATTTTCTTGCAGAATTTTAATTTTCTCTGCTTTAGTTTTCGCGTTCGATGCTTTTTTAATAATTTCAGAAATCAATAGTTTCATAGTAGAAAAATAATCTAATTTATTTAGTCATCATCAAATGGATCGGAGTCAAATGCATCAACAGGATCAAATTCAACACTGATGAGTTTAGAAACAGTAAATGGAATCATATTTCCATCACTGTCTAGCATTTCTGGATGAGGTGTTACTTGAAATTGTGCCTCTTGATTTTCTTTATCTTCCAGTACATTCTCTAAAAATGATTGATAATATGCACTAGAGAACCATCCAACTAAAAATCCAAGTATAGTTCCACCTAGAACTATTGATGCTGTGAGTACGGCGACGAGTGATGTGTTCATCTTCTCTCCCTCCTGGGTTTCTTCTACGTTAGGTTCTACCTCCTCAGGTTGTGTTTGGCGATTCCTCCTCTCTCGCATAAACATCTCACCTCTATTTATTGGAGTTTCTTGATCTTTATCTTCCATTAAATTAAATTATTTTCTTGGAAATAGTGGAGAGTATCTTTAAATCCACCAATATGTTTAGTGTTTATTGACACTTGAGGAAAAGTAGAACCTTCTCCAAACTCATCGTAGAACTGTTCTTTAGTAAAATCTTTTTGATACTTATACTCAATGTATTTTACACTGACTGCATCAAATAACATTCTTGCTCTGTCGCACCATTGACAATTATCTTTTGAATAGAGAATTACTTCCATGAGTCACGTATAGGTCAAGACCATCTTAGCAATAAAAAAGGGGACTTGTCAAGTCCCCTGGTTCTTATTCTGCAACTTTGCTATTTCTCGCATCATATGCATGTGTTCGTTTTCAAGATCTTCAACACGATATTGAAGTCTTTCTACTAGTTCGTAGATATTTTGACACTCAGAAATGTTTTGCTCACCTCTATCAGTATCCTGATAGAACCATTCCAACATCTTCTGTACTTTCTTCTTCATTGTAGAAATCCCTTAATGCTTGATCTAAGGCATCTTCAGGGTCGGTCATTGTCTGCCTCATGTGATATTCTTTCACATTATCCAATGCCTTCTGGAACAAGTCCATACCCTTATCTTGTGCATATGCTGGAGATACAGACAAGAAAAGAAGAATCAAAAAAATCTTTTTCACCACTCTTCATCTCCAAATTTCAAACTTTCTTGATACTCTGCATTTTGTCTGCAGTATCCATGAACATCTACTTCCATCTTTTGATGAGCATCTAGATGGATACTCTCAATAGCAATGAGAACCCCAAGTAGGGCAGCGGGAAGTAACCATAGTTGCGATGAGCAGCAGGCAATACACCACTGCTTCCACTTGGGATCACATTTCATCAGAATTTGAAGATAGAGATAGAGTTTTTAGCATCCTTCTCGTTAGAAGTAATGAAGAGACCTTCATCTTCTAAAGCAAGAAGACCTTCAGGTGCCTTACCAGTAGGAAGGATCTGGAGGAGTTTAGGAGCAGACAGATCAGTGATGTCATAGACACCAACTGCGTTTGCTCTCTCAGCACCTACGA